CTTGCGCTTCCCGCTGGGTCGGCAGTCAAGATACGATTTACATTAACGATATTAGAATTTTGGCAGTCTAATGCGTATTTTTCGTCCGCTGGTCCGCTGCCGCCGTACTGATTGGCCTTCAGCTTTAATGCTCCCTGCATTTCTCCGCCGGTAATTGGTAAGGCTCCCACATCAGAGGCAGACGGCATTTGAGTCAGCTTGCCGGAGCTGTTTAGGGTTGCAAGGCCGTTAGGCTGCCCTTTACTTGCTTCCAACGCGTCCAGATCGGCTTGGAGAGAAGCCACGTCAATGTCCTTTAACTGGTTATAGATTTCTTCCGCGTTTTCCCCCTGGGTTTTAGCGTAGTCGCCTTGAGTTTTCGCATAGGCCGCCTGCGTCTGGGCCGCTTGTGCCTGTGAATTTGCGGATTCCGCTGCTGTAGTTGCAGCGTCGGCTGCGGTATTAGCAGACTGTGCCGCAGTATTTGCCGCCTGAGCCGCCGTGTTCGCTGACTGAGCTGCCTCATTGGCCTTGTCCGCGGCTTCACTGGCGATTCCTGTGGCGTTGTTCGCTTCGTTGAGAGCTTCCGCCAGCCTGGAAAATTCGTCTGTGCTCTCGACTGCTCCTACCGAACTGCTTTTTACAATTCGCAGAGGGGGAAGGGTTACCTTTAAGGTGTGGTTGTCTGTGTCCACGATTTGGAGCTCGCACAGCTTGGTAAGGCCGGATACCGCCATCATTTGAAGGGTGAGGGTTACGGTCGCCTGGTTTCCTTCCACCTCACAGGAATTATAGATCATGGTGTTGTCCGGCTTCTGTATGTACACGGATACCGTTTTCCCGGTTAAATCAAGAGGCGAGCCGTTATCATCTATTAGATTAATAATAAGGTCTCTGCCGTCCGCTTCCTCCTGAATTACCCGGATTTCTCCAAGAGGAGGCTCCCAGGGATTTAGCGTTATTTGTTTGTAAATCATTTTATCCCTCCTTATGGATCATATCGCACGTCTGTTATTAATCCATTGCTTACATAGACCCTATAGCTTCCTGCCGGAAAATTTCCGCTGTAGCAATCCGCAGGGGTGATTGTAGCATTTAAAAACTTTAATGTGTCTCCTAACAACGAAACATTTTTACTGTTAATTTGAATACCGTCTTTTGTTAAATATATTCCACTACCTCCGTTTACAGATAGCCAGACAGTCCCTTCATTAACACCCCCCATTAAATCTACTACAAAAGAAGTATTAGTTTGAGCATTATATAAAGTTAACTGCGATATATTATCTGATCCAACAATATTGGCAATAGGGTTTCCATTTAATGTTATAACAAAGCCGGAAACAGTACCCCCAGACGGTAGCGAGGCCTGTCCTATATAAGCTGAATATTGCCCGAAAGCGTTAGATTGCGCAATTAACTGTGTCGCCGAAATTTGTCCCGTATCCAAATTGAAATACGCACGCCCGTCACGGCTTTGTATAATTCCGGATTTAATTAAATTGGCTTGCAGTGTTCCTGTTGTGATGAAATCAGCAACAATCGCGCCGTCCTGAGTGATAGCGGTTGAATAATCCCCATCATATCCGTTAGAAGAATATCCTAGGCCACCTTGATTCCATCTCCATACTTTTACAGCCTTTTCGATTTCCGGCTTGTCCATAATCAAAATTTCATAGGGCTGTCCGTCTGCGTTGCGCTGGAATATTACATAACCGCCCTTGTTTCCGGTAATCCAATTCGTGGCGTTGATAACAGCTTGTTCTAAAAATGATACGCTGGGTTTTTCATTGATTTCCTGTTGTTGCTGGATAATGGTATCCGCAATATTTGTTTTAGCGTCCCCCAGTTCAATGCTGATGTATTTGTCTTTCAGCGCGTCATAAGTAGTTTTCACGCATTTAGCAGTCGCGGATACGCCTAGTTCGGAATATTCCACATTCACGGTATCGCACAGATTCACGCGCTCCAATAAGGCGATATCCTTATATTCCTCCGTTTGCTCTAAGGGCTGAAATTCCACTGTAATGCTGACTGTAGGAACGCCCACATTATTTGAGGAAATATAGTCATTGGCTCTGTCCCGCAACTGTTCTTCCGTGGGCGCTTCCTCAAAATCGCCGGAAAAGTCGATTGCCGAAATTCTGGTGAAATCATAGGTGCCTGGGGCGTTTACAATTTTTTCAGGAAGCTCGGTAAGTTCTCCCTCACTGCTCAGCCAATAAGGATAGATCCCGGTTACAACATTAGAAATATTTTCGTCCTGCTGTAAGTCCATAAGATTTTTTCCGTACCGGATTGATACCCCGGAATTTTTACCACGATTGTTATAAAGGCGCACGGTCCATCTGTCAAATTTGTACTCGCCGCCGAACACGTCTAAAATAGAACCGTCTGAACCTCCTAATAATGTCCGCGTAGACGTAGGCGCGGTAACGGCAAAATCTCCGGTTGATGTTTTATCCGTCCAAAAGCTGAAAGGATTTGTTACGGCGGCGTTCGTTTTTAACCCGGAGAGCGCGCCGGTTACGCTGCCGGAGGAAAAGGGGGAAACCGGAACTCCGGAAAGGTCATAGCTGATGTGCTGCGCGTAAACAGTGATTTTTCCGGATAAAGGCTTTGTAATCCTATAAATCCGAAACGGCTGGGGATCCTCATAGGGATTTGGCTTTATAAAAATAATCCGGCGCTGTTTGATTTCCTGATAATGGATTCCCGTCAACGGATATTCCAGAGTGATCTCAAAGATTCCGTTTCTTTCCTCAACTACCTGACAGGAAATCGTATCAGACAGCACGCCTAAACCGTTTGTTTCAAATGTGCTTTCCGTACTTTCGTATAGAACAGGATTCATACAGTCCACCACCTTGGAGTAATTTCAACCGTCGTGATCCCGCCGCTCCAGCTGATCCCTGTTTTTCCGGGCTGTAATACCGGGAAAGACGCCAGGCTGATCGTGCTGTTTTTATTTGCCGTTCCCTTATAGGCATTTTGGGTATCGCTGTCCAGGGTCACGTATTCATCGATTTCTGAAATCTGAATAATATTGCCGCCAATAGTTAAGGCCCCCGCTCCATTGCCGTAAACGGTAATCAGAGGGAGGGCCGGGCAGTATTGATTAGTTAAGGAATAAGGCGCTGTAAGCGTCATCGGATAGCTTCCTGATACCAGCCACCTTTGCGGCATACAGTTGAATGAAACCGTAAATTCCGCAGAGTAGTTTAAAAACCTGGTGTCAAAGTCCATTGGGCCGGTAAATCTGGCTTTTCTGAAAAACTCAGGGTGATAGGTATCTGTTAAAATACAGTATCCGGTTTTGCTTAAAAGCCAAAGCTTTGCCGCCGCCGCGTTATGACGAAACTGTTTTCGGATAAACGCCGGATATTCGACGGTAATATTGCGAAACCGGTTGTTGCTGATCGTGAGATCGCCATTCCTTCCCGGGATTTCAACCGTTGTGATATCCATTTCGGGAGCATTAAAGGTGCCGCTTCCGCTGATATAGATCCCGTAATCGCGGCTATTTTTTCCATCGAAAATAAACCAATTAATCAACCCCAAACGGCCCCCTTTCGCATGGTGGCAGACTGCATTTCGTCCATGATAATGTCCGCCAGCTCTCTTACGTCTTGTCCGGGAGCTCCATATACGACGATATTGACACCGCCTAAATTTGTGTTGGTGGTTGTGGAAGAGGTGAGAGGCTGAACAACCGCCTTAGTTCCCATCATAGTAAGAAGCTCAGGCCCAGCCTCTCCGACTACGGCGGAGCCTTGGGACAATACGCCGCCGGATGCGAGATAGGGGATTTTGCCAATGGTTGGAATGTTAATCCCGAATTTTTTGCCGCCGAAAATGGGAACCCAGTCGGGAATATCAAAGGAAAGCTGGTTAAGCCCTCCGATCATCCAGTTCAGACCGTCGATAATTCCATTGATCAGTCCGATAATGGCGTTGATCGGCTGCTTGGCGATATTAACAAGGCTGTTAAATACATTAGAGAACGTATCCCTTACGCCGTTCCAGATACCGGACCACCAGCTTCCGATCTTATTAAAAATGTCCATTAAGCCGTTCCAGGCGTTTGGAATCGTTTCTGTAAAGAATCCGACGATTCCGTCCCAAATTCCGCTGAAGAAATCGCCGACGTTTTGCCAAACCTCCTGCCAAGCGTAATATCCCTGCCAGCAGAAATCCACCAGGCTGTTCCAAGCGTTGGGAATGGTTTCAGTGAAAAAGCTGACGATCCCGTCCCAGATTCCGCTGAAAAAGTCACCGATACTCTGCCAGATACTTTGCCAGGTGTAATATCCCTGCCAGAAAAAGTCAACGACGCTGTTCCATGCGTCCGGTATGGTAACGGTAAAGAAATTCACAATCGCGTCCCAAACAGTGGAAAACGCGCTGCTGATGGTGTCCCATAGGTTAATCCAAAACTCCCGGAACTCCTCGCAGTTGTTCCATAAATAAATAAAAGCCGCTACGAGAGCGGCGATCAGAGTAATAATGATACCGATAGGATTTGCGCTCATAACAGTATTTAAACCACTCATAGCAGTTTTGAGTGGTCCAATCACTTTTTGAACTCCAGCTATCGCGCCTGCTACCCCAGAAATTATTCCTGCAACCGGACTTATGGCAGCAACTATTCCTAGTATAACTACAATAGCTTTTTGGCCCTCCGGCGATAATTGATTGAACCAATTCAGGACACTAGTTGCAAACTGTGTAATCATTGTCATGACTGGCTGAATCGATTCAGCAAACTGTGCCAACGTCTCTTGAAAGTTCTGAGTTGCTTCTTTTGATTTCACGAGTTCCGAGTTGTTTTCTTTCCAACTGGTATAGGTATCCATCAAACCAGCTTCAGATAAAGTTTGTAACGCTAAATTTTGTTTATCAGCTTCTGTTGTACAATTTGCAAGCTGTTGGGAGAAATTATCAGCGCCGATTCCTAACCTGTCTAATAATTCTCCAAACTGCCCTGTTGCGCTTCCTGTGGCGAGAGTTTCTTGTAAAGAATCTGCGAGAGATTCAATTTTTAGGGTATCTGGGAATCGAAGATATGCACCGGACAACCCCTCAACGGCTTTTTGAAGATTACTTTCAGTAAAACCAGCTTGTAAAAGGTTAGAGGTTGCCTCTACCGAAGAATCGGTTTCGTCAGACACCACATTAAAGGCTTTGAACGCCTCTCTAGCTGTATCAATACCTATAGAAGATTCGCGGGCGTTTTGGTCCAGTTTTGATAAATCGCTCCTCAATTCTTCTGTAGCCGGAACCGTAGCCACCGCTGCTGTTGCCAATCCTGCAATAGCTGTTGTGGCAGGTTTAAACGCAGTTGATACTTTACCTGCTCCTGTTGAGATTTTAGATGCTGTAGCAGATATTTTAGCGGCTTCGGTATTAAAGTTTTTCGCAGCTTTTTCAGCATTTTCATAATCCTTTTTTGTTTGAACAAGTTTACGATTAAAATCGTCATATTGCTTTTGAGATATTTCCCCTTTTTTAAACTGCTCTTGGACTTGCTTTTCAGCCACTTTTAAAGTGTCCAATTTGGTTTTAGTTTCCCCGACCGCTTGCGCCAATAGTCTTTGTTTTTGTTCAAGCAGCACTGTGTTTCCTGGATCCATTTTTAATAGGCGCTCAACATTCCTTAGTTGTGTCTGGGTATCTTTTATCTCTTTGTTTACACCGGACAACGCTTTCGAAAGCCCCGTGGTATCGCCGCCAATCTCTATCGTGATGCCTTTTATTCTATCAGCCAATTTTTCCACCTCCCGCAAAGAACTGTTTCATGGAGCCAGGCGCGCCTTTGATTGGATATTTCTCGTTGTCGTTTGCTTGTTCTGTGGTCAGATCATAAACCATGCCGACGGTCATATCGTCTAAATCCTCTTTTGATAATCCAAGCTCGGCGCACCTGAGCATAAAAATAGAACCGTTCATTTCACGGTCCCGGGGAACTATTTTTTTTTAGGCTTTGCGGTCTGCATTTCGTTCATGGCCCAAAGCTCAAGGACGCTTGGAAGGATCTCATAGATTGAAAATGTCTTAAACTCGTCAAGCCAGTCCTCAGGATTATTCGGAATATTCGCGTCATACTGGCGGGCCATGATGTAAGCAACATTCTCAAAAATCTCCAGATCCAGGCTGGAAAGCTGAGCGTCCTCTTTTTCTTCATCGGTGGCGGTATCCGGCAGAGACAAAGCTTTGTTGTACGCTTTTTTCAGCTTGTTTAGATCCTGGATAATGTCCCGGCCCATTCTGTGACGATAAAGGCGTGGGGTCAAAGCCGTAGCCTTAAACCCCACGTCCCTTCCATCGATTTTGATTACTTTTTCCATCAGCCCGCGCCTCCCGTTGTATCCGCAAGCCATACTTCGTTGTACCATGCGGTCAAAACTTCAGCCGGTGTTTCGTCCGTGGTATAAGCCATAGTTCTTCCGTCAGACAGAGGAGAGGCTGTTACGCTGACGGTCTGGGTCTGCGGTTCGGTGGTCTCTGTGGTAGTAGCCAGAGAACGGGAAGGCCTGGTGCAGATGCAGTTATACAGCACATATTTAGTGCCGTTAACGTCTCCTTCCTCTTCAAATAACAGTGCGAACGGTTTCGGTTGGATCTTCGCGTTTTCCGTTACCACCTTGTCCTTTTCAGAAGCCGTATATCCAAAGATATCCTCCAAAAACTGAGACTGGAACAAAGCCATTTCCAAATCCCCGGTATACCCGTTATTGGCAACAGTGACAAAATACTGCATATCATCAGCGTAAAACGGGGAACTGTCTCCATTTGCCTCTAAAGAAAAACTCACTGCTCCTGGAATGGCAACAGGAGTTTCGAATGTGGGGGTGGTTTCGTCAGTCAATAACGCGTAATGCACATTTTTAATACCAAATTTAACCTTGTCTTTTCCTGCCATTTTTTACACCTCAATTTCATAAATGATTTGATAACACTGTTCAGTGTCGATGTACTCTTCCGTTTTTTCCCAATAAAAAGAGGACAAGGCTTTTTCGACCTTGCCCTCTGCTATCGGGTCCTTTAACTCTGTATATAACTCGATTTGCATGTGATTGATCGGATAGTAAACCGTATTATCCGCACCGAAGTTGTTGCTATAAGCCACCAAATAACAAATAAAGGGAAGAGGCGGCGCTTTTTCGTCTGGCCATTCACGATAAGCCACAGGTAATCCGGTGGTTTCCAGTAATTCATTTAACTCCTTTAGCGTCACCCTTTTACCACCACCTTCACCTTTTTCATAAGCTTTTGTTCCGCATGTTCTTCAGCGGGACGAATATGAGGCTTTCCGTTTACCCGACCGCCATTGACTTTTGCGTGTCCGTATTCCAATAAATGAGTTAACTGATAGTCGGTTCTATTGCGTATCACTACCCGGATATCGCTGGAACTTTCATAAGCGGTTTTTACCTGCCAGCCTTTTCGATACGATCCGGTATCCACCGGGCTGTTTTGCTGAATCTCGTTTTTACACTCTTTCGCAACGGTTTTTACTTCAGCCTTGATTCCATCTGTTACCTCTTGGCTATACTCGGTTAATTCTTTTGCGATTGTGGAAGCCAGATCGTCGATTTTTATATTTGCCATTACACTCCGACCTTTCTTTCCAGATAAAGCTCAATAGAATCGCTGTCCGGCGAAAAATATGTACGGTAAATCCCATAGCGTTTTCCGTTGATTTCAGCGATACTCTCTCCGTTGTAATTCACAATAGGAGTAACCGCCACAAACTGGGGCTGTAATCCATTTTGGCCCGCGTCCGCCCATTCAGCCCGGGTGATAGACTGTAGGCTTGCCCAGACCTCATTTTTGCTTTCTGAGGCGATTACCTGCCCAATGTCATCTTGGCTGTACGCCTGAGAAATCAGATAAATCAAGCTATCCATTTACCGCACCCTTTTCTGAAAACAAGCGGTTGTTCAGTGCCCAGCGTAACATTCTGGGCATCTGAACATTTTCCTCACGCCTGCGCCGGTACAAATAAGCGGCGTACATTTCAACTAACATTCCGTCGCTTTGCGAATCAGCCAAGGTTATCCCCTCGGTGGAGATGTAATCCTTGGCTGACGCAATAAGCGTTTGCAGGTAAGTGTCCAGAGCGCTGCTGGATACCATAAGATCAGTTTTTAAAATGGTTAAGATATCAGCGTCAGTCAAGGAAATCCCCCCTAAAATCAGCCTGCTGCCGCCTTAGTGACGTTCACGGTATAAACGCGCACGGCGTTGCCCTGGGTCACGGTGACCGTCAAGGGATAGGCTTTCCCGTCAGCAGTCCAGGTTACCGTGCCGCCGTTGCGGACATTCTTTCCGTTATAAGCAACAGTGACCTGAGCGCCCGGCTGGGTTGCTGTGGCCTCCACCTTTGCGCTGGTTCCAGAAGCCGTTACTGTGTAGGAATACACATTGGAATCAAAGCTCGGGCTTAAGGATTCAGAGCCAACAGCCAGCTCGGAAAGCTGCGCGTCGTTTGCGGTATCGGCCGCAAAGGTCATTGCGGTAGTTACAGATTCATCATTGATATTGATAGCGACGAACGCGCCGGGAATCACGGGCATACCGTCAGCGCGCTGCTTGCCTTTAAAGACAGTGTTATCCTGGATAAACTGTACCTCACGGCTGGATTCAATAGTCATGCCGGAGCGCATAGCCAAGAGATAAAGATCGCCGTAGCCGCCTACAATGTCGCCGTCAGGCATAAATTCCAGAATATCGATATCGCCGTTGATGATGGGAAGAGTACCGAATACATTGGATACAATATCGCCGGTAGCGGTAAAGGTAATTACTTTAGACTTTAATTGAGCATAAGTCTTGCTGTTCATAGCCCAGAACTGATTTCCACGGCTGTATCTGGTAAAGGTATTTCCAGCGGCAAGGGTTAATTCAGACCAGAACGCCGCGCCGGTGGAACTGGAACCGCCGATTTTCAGAATATTGGAGGTATGTAAGTCTACCCATTCCGGGGCGTTCGCGGGGTAATCAGAGGGCTTAGAGGCCTGTGCCAGTCTGGTCACAATACCAAGCGGCATTTTGCCTGCTGCGCCCTTGCCGTAAAGAATCGCCTTGTCCATTGCCAGGCCGATGCTTTCGGAGATCATTTCCACAATCCAACTGGCAAGGTTGATGTCGTTATCCTCCAGAAGGCTGTTGCACACCGGTACAAATCCAGCCACCTTATAGCCGTCCAAAGTCACCTGATTAAATACAAAGGACAGCTCGTTGATCGCGCCGCACATCTCAGTCCATACAGCTTCAGGAACAGTTCCAGCAATAGTCTGCCGGGCTTCACCGGTTACATTGCGGACCCTGACACGGTTAAGCAGTTTGGAATAGCGGTACATGTTTTCGGAGATCAAGTCCAGGAATACAACCGGGATCGTCAGCTCCGCGCCGGAAATGGCTCTCTGCTGTCCCTTCATGCTTCGAAGCTGCGTCAAAAAGTCCTTGGTGTCGTCACGTTCTACGATGGTTTTTCTCTGCTCCATAGAAAGCGCGTCAAACGCCCGCTGATTCATGGGCAGGCTGCGAATGTTGATTTCAGTCATATGATTTACAGTCCTTTCCTTTTGGTTTGGTTTTATTTCGTCTAATTTAGGGGCGTCTTCCTCCAGCGCGGACAGGTCGGCCTCCAGGCCTTCAATTTCCCTGGACAGCGCGCTTTTGGCTTCCTCGTGGGCGCTTTTGTCGGCGTCGAATTTTTCTACCTCTTCGCTCACGGCCTGCTCCTGTTCAGAGGTTTCGGCTTCGTTGATAGCGGCTTCCAGCTCGGCCTCACGGGTTTCAAATTCCGAATCTTTGCTGCGGAGCAGCTCCAGCTCTTCCTTTTTCTTGTCAATGCTTCTTTTCAGCATCAGTATTCTCAGTGCCATTTTTTTCTCCTTTCAGACGGAGGAGCATTTCCTCCCGCCATTGTTCTTTTTTTCTCTTTTGAATTTCCTCGTAATCCCGTTTACGCGCCTGGACGGAGGTGTCTTCATAGGCAGGGAAGGTCACTACGGAAACCTCATACAATTTGACCTTGTTCAGCTTCCAGACGGTAGTTCCGTTTTCCATGACCTCGGTGCTTTGATCGATAATGTCAAACCCAAAACTGCATTGGCTGACATCTCCCCGCTTTACGCGCTCATAAAGATTCATTGCGTCCTGGTCTGCCTGGTTGATCGTGACGGAGCCCCATAGACCGGTCTTGTCCGCTCTGAGAGAAAGCGTTCCGGCTGTGGTTCTTCCCAATACCAGGGTGGTGTCGTGATTTACCAGGGCCCGGATATCGCCGTTTAAAGCGTCGTCAAAAGCGTCCTCGTCAATGGTTTCAATTGCGTTTTCCCACATTTTATATTCGCTTCCAAATACAGCGAAATATCCCTCAATATATAAGTTCCCGTCTTCCGCGCGAGTGGAAAATCCGCCGTCTCTCACCAGGGCTGTGCGTTCACATGTCATGTGTTTTCACCTCCATTCAGCTTGTTTTGATCTCCCAGCTTATCCGCAGGGACATAATTTTCTAACGCCAGCAGGTCGTTCATATCCGGATCAGGGGGCATGTTTACCCAGCTGCGCCATTCATTGCGCCGCAGCGCCATGCGGTCTACCATTTCCGCCCCGGCGGATACCATCTCGGTGATCGAATAGTTATACAAACTCCACGGGTTAAAACGGAAAAACCACGCGGGATCATAAAGAAGCTTTTTTGTCATTTCCTGCTCGATGCTTTTGGCAATCGGCATGATGGTGGAATTGATAAAGTTATTCCATGCGTCCCGCTGGAAATCCCCGATCCCCAAAACAAAAGGCGGCACGCCGAGAATGGCTGCCACCGTACGTTTATCCAGCTGTACGAAATCCGCTAAAGCCAAATCGGAAAGGGTAAGGGGCCTAACCTGTTCCACGCTGAATTGATCCGCTGGAATCAGCCAGGGCTCTCCCGCTTCGTTCGATTCGATATAATCGGCAAGAAGCTTTGCGCGCCCTTCCTTGTTCGAAAATTCGTCGGTTAGAGAATCAACCTTGACGATGATAGACGGTTTCCACTTAGAGGACATAAAGCCCTTTTCAGTCGCGGACGCCTGTTTCAGGTTATTCGCTACATCTGCCAAAGCAACATGATAGCCGTCACCCTTCCACGGGTAATAATTTCCTGGGTTTAAAACAAAATGAAGGATACGATCCGGCGCGTATTCCGTCCCGGCGATCACAACCCGGTAATCCCAGAGGCCCTCCGGCACAAATGCGGTAAAGGCGGGAGGAACAGGCTTTAAATCCCGTAAAATCCCGCGCTTGTATTCAGGCCAAACAACAGCGTTTCCGCTGCCCTCCAGCATAAGGGTTTTCACAATCCAGTGGATAAAGTTGGAACGTGTCATGTTATTGTTCGGATTGATATCCACCTTTCGGCTTAACTCATTTTTTACCCGCACGTCCCCGTCGTCCGTGTTTTCCATCAGGTGAATCGTCATGCTTGCGATCAGCCTGGCAATTGTGTCCACAGCTGTACAGATTTCCGGGTTTTGCGCCAGACTGGTGTAGCCTAAGCACTCCAGGGTTTCCCAGTTGTTCTGTGTTACCAGCGCGATACTGCGTTTCTGCGCGGGCTCAGCCCGGGGAGCCGGCCTGCTTCTTTTATTCTTTTTGCTCATGTCTCACCCCACCATTTTTTTGCCGCCCTGCTTCTGTCAAGGCTTTCTAGGTAACGAATACAGGCGAACACAGACGCGTCAAAAAGATCGATGCGGTGTTCCGGCTGTACTTTGTCGTATTGGATCATGTCGTCTGTCTTTTCGACGGCGGACACGTTTTCCACACAATACTCGAAGGCTTCTGAGTGCAAATAAAAAAGAGCGCCGTTCTTGGCGCTCTGTTCTATATGCCGAAATCCTTCGGATTTTTTGTAGTAATATTGAGGCTGGTCTATGATCTTGAAGCCCGCTTCCTTCATTCCGATGAAATATTCCCGGCAGAACTTGCGGTCATGGCCCACCTGCTTGATTTTAAATCCTTTCTTCCGCATGTCCACAAACCATTTCACCACATCGGAGTGGTTGACAGTAGGGGAGTTGCACATGGTAAGCCAGCCGTCGTCCTGCCAGCCAAACAGAGGAATATTATCCTGCTCGGCTTTTAAGTGAGCCGCGACAACAGGGAAGAAAGCATGAGTTATAATGATATCAACGCCCTTGTAATTTCCGAACAGCGCCGCTGCGGTCAGGTCGTGCAGTTTGGAAAGGTCAGCTCCTCCATACCAGTCAATCGGAAGCTTTGCCAGCTGTTCCAAGTTCCAGTTATAGGCCCGGTCGCTCTTTCGAAACTCATCTATATTGAAATATGCCTTTAGGGCGTTGGTGTAAACATTTAAGCTTTTCGCAAAAAAATCCTTTCTTTGCTGAGGATCGTTCTGAGCCTGAAGGCTGTCATTCATGATTTCTTCAGGCCTGATCGAAACGCCGTAAGCCGGATTCGCCATCTCATGGACGGCGGGGTTTGTGTAATCAATATCGCCGTTTTCATCAGGATTAGCACAGCACATAAAAATAAAGTATTGCTCATCTTTAACAGTGCCGTCTAATATTTTCCGGCAGTATTTTAGTCTTTGCCCAAGAAAAGCCTGCTCGTTGTCTCCGGCAGTCGAAATGCCGATCAACAGTTTATTGGTGTATGCCTTCATCGCTTCTTTAAAAAGATTGTATTGTTTGGGCTGTTTGAAAGCGTGAATTTCGTCACAGATCGCGATATTGCAGTTCAAAGAATCTTGCGCGTCGGGGTTAGCGGCCAGCGCGCGAATAAAAAAGGAACCGTCTGGGAGTGACGATTCCAGCGAATGTTCATTATTATTATCGATTACTTTGACCGTGCCTCCGTTTTTAGCGTTTTCTCCCATGCGGTCTATGTTATAATTTAAAAAATTGAAGCTCTCCAGAGACTGCATCAAAGCGGCTGCGGTGATATAGGTCTTGGAACCGGATTTACGATACCAAAGAGATAACGCCCACGCTAGGGCAGCCGCAAAGCTTGTCTTGATGTTTTTTCTTGGAATAAAGATCAATGCCTCATGGAACCTAACCACATCAGTGCCGGCCAGCTTAAAACCAAGAAGGTTATACACAATGAATTTATGGAATGGCTCCAGAAGAAACGGTGTGCCACGCAGCGGTGTCCCGTCAAGCTTTTCCCCTTGTTGGTGGCACAGTGTTTTTTCTATGATCTGAATACAAAATTCCGGGCCCTTGCTGTCTATGTAATAATCTGGGTTTTCTAAATCACAAAAGAATCTGTCAACCGCTTGTTTTAATTCAATACACGCGATTTTCTTCCCGTCTCTTATACTTTCGGCGTACTTTAGCACAGCAGGCCAGTTTTTCCCTTTAATCAAATTTAACACTTGCCAGAGCGGCGGCCAATCCTCCGGCCTTTTCTTTCTTAACTGTATCGCCAGTCATCTTTTTATAACTGGAGGGGGTTAAACCTAATTCGCGCCAGTACGCCAATGCGCTTTTGTTTAAGTCGTCCCACAAGACTAGGAGAGGATTTTTTGTCATGTTGGTGGATCCACCTTTATTCGTGTATTCGATCACGGATTTACCGCCGGAACCTTTAAACTCTTTAAAGGTTCTATCCCTTTGCTCCAAGATACCCGCAAGCGTTTCAATTGCCGAATTATATGCGCTGTTCTGCACACCGAGTGCAGCCATCTGCTCGTTTATTAAATTTTTCCAGTTGCTTTTTGTCATAAACTGCACCCTTTCTTCAAATTTAAGCTCAGAGTTGGAAAAAGTTACCCACGCCGGTCCCTATAGGCGTCCGGAAGGCGCGCCGGATAGGGGGGGGACTACGCATAATATTTTTCCATGCTTTGAAATATTTTAATTCCTTCGGTGTATCCAAGTTCAGATAACTGATTACAAAGAAGATCATCAGCCTTTATGTGTGCGGTTTCTATATCTTCTCTGGCTTGTACTGATATCAATTGCATGTGTGCTTTAAACTCTTGCGCATTCATGATTAATATCCTCTTGTCTTTTGCGCTTTCTCAGGGTGTGCCTTATTGTGGCACCCGGAGCATAAGCTGATCAGATTGCTGTCTGTGTATGCTAACTCAGGGTATTCATCAGCGCACTTGATATGATGTACTGTAGTGGCTGATACTTGCTTTCCATATCGTTTGCACCATTGGCACATGTATCCGTCACGGCGCAATATGGCTTTTTGCTTATGCTTCCATTTAGTAGATTTATAGTTGAACATCTCTATCTAACCCATAAGCCCTTTTACACATATCATAATGAATACATCGAATACACACATAGGTTTCTAAATTATTTGTATAGCAATACTCTGTTTGTAATATTTCTACATTCCCATAAGGGCAGCCTTTACAAAAGGTTCCGTCCATCGTTTTTACTTGCATAATCTTTTATCCCTCCTGCATAGTTATCTTTCTAATTTGCTCTTTTAATAGTTCAAGCTCCCGCGCCCGCCTGGTTCTGCCCTGTGGCTGTCCTAAAATATTGGCTATGCGGTTCTGTAAGGCCTGTTTTAGTTCACGGGGATATTGACACCTAGGCAAGGCGCAAATATGCTTTCCCGCCGTCTTGTAGCCGTCAAAAACACACTTTCCATCTCTTGGACAGTACATAAAAATCACTTCCTGTTTTTGGGTATCAAAAAAGCCCTCCGCCAAATGGCAAAGGGCTGAAAAATATTTAAAAAAGTTTTGAAAAAGGGTTGAAATATACGTACGTAGGTGTATAATATAATCAAAGGAAAGGAGGTGAAAAGTCCAGTGGGGAAAAAGAAAAAGCCCCCAAAGAATGTGGAAGATATCAAGACAATAGTTGAGATTCTCGCAGGTCTCGCAAATGTCGCCTTGGTAATCTACACAATCTCTAAGGGCTAAGAGGGAGGGGAGCGAAAGCTCCCCGAACTCCACCCTTATTATACCCCATTGAATTGATATGAGCAAGAAGAAACTATTAAGGAACTCGCCGCTGTATCTGCTGACCGCCGCCAATATTATTTATGCTGTCCAGCATGGGTTTAATTGGCTTACCTGGTTTGCAATAGGATTGACTTTAATTGTGTTTGTATGGGACATTGTGGAGGTGTTTAAGCGTGGCAAAAAGCAAAAGTGAGATTCAACAGGCATATATGAGGAAAAATTATGTCCGTTTCCCGTTAGACTTGCGCCCGGAGGTTCTGGAAGCTTTCCGGGCCGCGTGTGAAAAGAACGGAACAAAGCCGACTACCGAAATTAAAAAATTCATTGCGGAGTATATCGAAAAGGCAGGGGAATAATCCTCTGCCTATTTCTTTTGTTGTCTGCGTCTGTATATCCACAAAGGAAATCGCTTCATAGCGGGCCTTAAGTTTAAATGATCCTGCGTCCGCAGAGCCTCGTCGCGCGCCGATAGGTTTTTCGCAGAGATAGCAGCTGAGTGATGAACTAGCCACGCAAGCGCGAACACAACCAACAGGATCAACATAAGTCTAGGCATCAAACTACTATCGATTCCCGGATAGATGGGAAGAATTCGTAAGACACCTGTTAAGTGTGTGTCTCCGCCACGCCTGTGCTCAGGTAGACCACGGAAACATGAAAAGCCTAGGACTTTTTGGTATCTGTGCGTCATGGTACGCATCGTTGAGAGGCGTGACGGGTTCTAATTGGTTCCTGGCGCAAGAGTTGAACTTGCTCCTCAAGGCTTATGAGGCCTGCGACTTAACCGCTTGTCCTGCCAGAAATATAGCGCGGATATTATTACCGTCCGCGCTACGGCTGTTTGGAGGTCGTATTACATAAACTTTCTTTAGTTTAATGATATCATAGGTTGAATATCAACTTCTATCAACTATCGGAGAAATATTTTGGAGTGCCCGTCCATGCAGTTCACAAACCCATTGATAAGAAAAATCCAGATCTACCGCGATTTGCTCCCAAGTTTTTCCGCTTATGTACCTTAACCTCAACACGTTTCTTTGATTCACATTAGGGACAGAATTAATGACGCTTTCCACTTGCAAGCGGGTTCTTTCAAGCTGATCAATAGAAGCACCTATCTCTCTTTCTATATCCACAATTTTAGATACAGATGATTCCAGGCGGTTTTCGGAATTGCTTTTTACTTTGTCAGGGGTTAAAATTTGAGTTATTTTTGTTGATAGTTCTCTGAGCCTGGCTATTTGGTCAAGCTTGATTCCGATTTCTTTTTCGGCGTTTAGATATTGATTTAGAAACTCTTTCTTTGTCAATTTTTCAACCTCCTGACAGTCTTTTTGTCGCACTTCTCCGGCGGACAGCCTCTAGGCTTACCGGTGTCATAGCAATATAGGCAGTAGCGTTGTTGCCCGGAACCCTCAAAAGTTAGAGGTCTGTTATAGATACAGCCTTTACAGCTTTTTCTATTTCCGCTTTGTGGCCAGCCCAATGTCCTGAGCCTCCTTGCAGTAGAAGTCATCTTGTTTGTTAGTATGCCAGAAAATAGAATCCCCGGTCATATCACATTCGATATGGGAGAAAGGACACTCTTTCTTATGCCTATGTACGCAGTCCTTGCAAGTGGTGTGCGGTTTGGGCGGGTCTTTGCTTGCCACCAGAACGGAACAAAGCAAGAAGCCTAACGGTGCGCCTAAAAAATAGCCTACAAGTAATAATTGCCAGCCTGCCATGATCATTCCTCCTTCGAAATATTACAGTACAAATTTTTAGGCTTCCATGATGCAACAAAAACAGGATAATAATCTTCTGTGTAGTCCGTTCCGACTTCAAGTACAATTTTCTGTGTTAATATGTCTATCATAAGTAAAGAATCAACGTATTTTTCTTCGCTCATTTTGCAAAGCACTTTAGTAGGAGGAATATTTGTACTTAATTGCTTATTACTTATGGTCAAAGATCCCATTGCGCTGCGATACCCATCATCTGGATCCTCTTCAGCGCAATAAGTAATCCCACCTAAAGTAAAATAAAATAATTCAGACTGTCCGTCGTCGCTGTGCCCATATTCAACGGCGCTTAAAGTATGAATTCCGCATAAAGATTCCAGTGTTATATTGGTCAAGATCAATTCTCCTTTCCGTTTCTAAATCCAAATTCATAAGCCTGTGCAATTCCAATGGAACATATCAGCTTCATGATAAAATTAATCCAAGTGTTTTGCGTGTTTCCATTAGCAACGGTTTGGAAAAGATCACATAAAGCGCATGCGGTAATGATAAGCCATACCACACGAAGCCTGCTTTTTGTGAAGCGGGCAAGTTCTTTCATGATTTTTCTACCTCCGTCTGTATGTTACGCAGGAATGTTTCAGCGAATTTGATATCTTCATCACTCATTAAATTCGCCATTTCCTTGATTTCACTAAACTTACTGAGCACCATTAACCATTTCCCGCAAGGATTCAGATCCATAAATATATTTCTTTCAATCCCGGTCACGGCTGTTCTTCCTTCCTCTTACCGTAGTTACAAAAATCATTTGGAGCGACTATCTTCGGGCCGCAATCACAATAGTTATGCCATTCAATGCATATCCATTCAACGCTTTTCAAACCTGGCTGATGAATACAATAGCCGCACTCTCCACAATAGCACGCACCAGCAGCATGAACAGGGTCGATAGTTGGCATTGATTTGATTTGTTCGCAAGCCTTCTCGTTTAAATAAACCGGGGCTAAATCCGCATCAACCAGTCGCATTTTTCACCTTCTTAACTTCTCGATCATTTCAGACAGTTTCATAACGTCCGGGTGAGATTCAGGCTTTCCGGAATTTAATTCGCACCGTCTCAGCCGTTCAAATTTTTCTATCAGGAGTTTAGGATCTCTCTTTTGCCTTTTTAATTCCTCTTCGCTTATGATGATCGGGGGGCGCAGAAAATAATGCTCTTCATTCATTTGATTCCTTCCTTTC